ACCGCGACTACGGCCAGAGGCGCCGGAAGTGTGAGTGTGCCTGCGGACGTGAAGGCGCTGTACCGGAACCTGAACCCCGACATGACGGATGCCCAAATCCAGGAACACTACAACAGGTTCCACAAAAACTGAAAGGAGCAAAACCATCATGGCAATTCTCATTGAGTCCTACCTGGACGGCCAGGTCCGTCCGTGGGAGTATCTGCCGGCGGATGACGCCGCCTACACTGTGGGTCAGGCCTGCGTCTTTGACGCTACCAACGGCTATCTCGTTTCCGTCTCCTCCGGCGTCGGTGAGGACACCGACGAGGGAAAGCACTATATCTGCATGGCTGACGTGACCGTCGCCACCGCCGGCGACAAGATTCCCGTCGTCGCTGCTGACGATCAGGTCATCTTCGCCATCCCGCTCCAGGCTGCCAACTCCAGCCTGAAGGTCGGCGCGGCTTATACGCTGTACACCGACGGCAAACAGCTCACCAACACCACCACCAAGGGCTGCTTCACCGTTACCGCTTTCGACGGCACCGCCGCCGGCGATACGGTCTATGGCCGTCTGGCGTGAGAAAGGAGTAAGAAACAATGGCCAACATCATTTTCTCTGAGGGCAGCAACCTTCAGAATTCCATTTACGGCAAGTGCCAGGAGCCTATCAAGGCGTTCCTGGAGAAGCGGGCCGAGGCCTTCGAGGCCGAGAGCGTCCTGAAGGACATCTTCTCCATGCAGTCCTCCACCCACTATGCCGAGAAGTTCACCAGCATGACCGGCATGGAGGGCTTCAAGCCCGTCGGCGAGAACGGCGCGTATCCTGTGGACGGTATGCAGGAGAGCTACGCCAAGACGCTGGAGAACGTCACCTGGAAGAACAGCTTCGCCATCTCCCGCGAGATCATGGACGACAGCAACCTGATCGACCTGAAGCAGAAGCCCCAGGGCTTTATCACTTCCTACTATCGTACCCGTGAGCGCTTCGGCGCGTTCCTGTTCGGCGAGGCCATCAAGGGCAACGCTTCCGCCTCCTTCGAGGGCCAGAAGTTCAGCACCGCCGGCGCCGACGGCAGCGTCCTGTTCGCCACCAACCACCCCCGCAAGATCAAGAGCGGCACGCAGAGCAACAAGTTCAGCAATGCCTTCTCCGCGGAGGTCCTGGGCGCCATCGAGACCCGTATGCAGGGCTTCACCGGCGACCGCGGCGAGATTCTGGATGTCAGCCCTGACACCATCGTGATCCCGAACATCTACAGCCTGAAGAACGACGTGTTTGCCGCCATCGGCGCGGACAAGTCCCCCGACACCGCGAACAACGCCTTCAACTATGTGTATGGCCGCTGGAACGTCATCGTGTGGCCCTACCTCAACGAGTTCATCACCAGCGGCACCACGCCCTGGATTCTGCTCGACAGCCGCTACAACAAGGACTACAACGGCGCGGTGTGGCTGGATCGCGTGAAGCTGGAGGTCAAGAGCGACATCGCCGCCAACGACGCCAACGAGTGGAAGGGCTATGCCCGCTTCATCGCCGGCTTCAACGACTGGCGCTTCGCCGCTGTGGGCGGCATCTCCGGTGCTACTGACGCTACCGCCTGATAGGGGGTGGCGACATGAAGGGATACACCGGTTTCGGAAAGGTCAAGGCCGACGCGTTCTTCTGTCTGCTGGAGGGTGTGGCGATCACCAAGAGCGCCAACTACACGCTGGCAGACAATGAGAAGGCCGCGTACATCGGCATCACCCTGTCCGCTGCGTCCAAGACCGTGACGCTGGGCCTGCCGGACGGCGCCGTGGCGCTGGTCGTCAACGAGGGCGGCACCAACGCCTTCACGCTGAAGAACGTCTCCGGCGACAGCGGCACTTCCATCGCCGCGGGCAAGGCGTACCTTGTCCGGGCAAGCCAGACCGCTAACGGCAGTAAGCTCACGCTGCTCAACGACGGCACGGCCTGATAAAACCAAAGGGGCGGGAGCAATCCCGCCCCGCTCTGAAAAGGAGGGCAAACAATGAACATTGCGAAAATGCGAGACGCTGCAAAGCCCCGGCACAAAGTATGGTGCCTGGATAGCGACCTGACTGCCGGCGCGGACGGCAGCTATACGTTCAAGGACGGTTTTAAGCCCGGAGACGGCAGCGAGATCATCGTCATGGACAAACCCGGCATCAAACTCTATTGGTCGGAGGACGAAGATAAGGCCTACGATTGGGTCACTCCTGGAGCGTGATGATACATGACCATCAAGCAGGTTTTTGATTACGTTGACGAGGTCATGCCGAACGCCTTCTCCAATGCCGTAAAGACCGCGTGGCTCAACGAGGTAGAAGGCAAAGTGCAGACGGAAGTGTTCCTCAACAACGAAACCGAATGCTTTCAATATAACTACAGCGCAGACGTTACGACCCCGATCACGTTTCCGGACGATCATACCATCGGGATCGCGGATAAGTTTGCGCTGAAGCAGTTCAGACCCGGCGGGAAGATCACCATGACCCCGACGGGCATTTATGCAGGGAACGCTGTGACGAACGCCGTGATCCAGAGCGTAAACGCCGACGGGCTGGTGTTTGCCGACAACACGTTCTCCGCGACCGGAACCACAGAGGTCAGTACGGCGATCTCTTTTGACGGAAGCTCCTGTGAGCTGCTGGTGGAATACCCGCACAGCAAGATTTACGGCGAGTATATCATCGCCAGAATCCACTACGCGAACAAGGAATACGATAACTACAGCGCCAGCATGGCGATGTTTAACGACTTCTGGGGCGAGTTCATGCGCTGGTTCGCCAGAACGTACTGCCCCGCCGGGAGGCGGAAGTAATGGCCTACCGCGACAAGATTATCAGAAACGATACAAATCCGTCGGAAACGGACTGCCGCTATACATACGGCCCTAACTGTGAGACTGACCCGTCCGGTCTACCGTGGGAGGGGTACTACTACTCCGCCTACGGTATCGCTGTCAAGCACGGGTTTCATGGAACAGAGGAAGAATGGCTTGAGTCTCTCATTGGTCCGAAGGGCGATAAGGGCGACCCCTACACCATCCTAGGTCTGTACGCCACACTGGCCGACCTTGAGACGGCGCATCCCACCGGAGAAGCCGGCGACGCCTATGCCGTCGGGACAGACGAGGAGAACACGACCTATAACTGGGACGTGGACGCGGAAGCCTGGGTGGACATCGGGCCGCTGCGCGGTCAAAAAGGCGACAAAGGCGATACGGGTGCTACCGGCGCAACAGGAGCGACGGGCGCACCCGGTCGAGACGGCACGGACGGTATAAGCCCGGAAGTGACAATCGAAAGCATCACCGGAGGCCACACGGTCACGATTACCGACGAGGATCATCCATCAGGTCAGACGTTCAATGTTATGGATGGCGCGGACGGTACCGATGGTACCGATGGCGTCTCTCCGGAAGTAAGCATTTCGTCCATCACCGGAGGCCATACCGTCACCATTACGGACGAGGATCATCCAACGGGGCAGAGTTTCAACGTCATGGACGGCACCGACGGCGCAGATGGCACCCCCGTCGTTGTCAGCTCCAGTACGGCGGCGGCCACGGCATTTCAGGCAGTAGCGCAGGCTGTAGCCGCAGGCAAGGCGGTCTACGCACAGTTCGATAACACTGTGTCGGGCGCGGAGACTACCACGGAAACAACCGTCATGCTTTCCTATGCCGGGTATGAGCAGATTTATCCTCAGAGTGACCCGAATGAAAACTATGAGGAATACAGGTTCTCTGCTGTTTATGACGGGTTCTACTATGGTGTTACGCTATGGCAGTCCACCATGAACGTCGCCGAAGAGGGTGAAGACCCTGAATATGAGACAGATTATGGCTGGGACAATCTAACTGTCACGCCGATTGGGAGTACGCGCATACAGGCTGTGTCCGCGAATAAGACGCTCTCCGCCGCTGATGCGAACTACCTTCTGCGGGTACAAGGCGCTGTCACAATTACTATTCCGCAGAACACCTACCGCTACATGGACTACATGGAAGTGGAGATCATGAACGACATTGCCAATGAGGCGCAGGGTGTCGTGACGGTTGCGGCAGCAAATGGCGTGACACTCAACGGCGTCTCCGGCGGAAGCAAAACTGTCGATACGCAATACACCAGCGCCGTGCTGAAGTGTCTCGGTTTTAACACCTGGGTCATTCAAGGGGCGATCACATGAGACTGAGCAGAATCGCCGGGTTACTTTTTGTGCCCAACGGCGGGCCGACAGTCGTCTCAATAGAAAACGTCGCAGAGCCTACCGTGATCGGCGACGGGCGCGGCATTCGCATCACGTTCAACCAGCCCATCACTATCTCGGCTTCGGACTATGAGCACTTCTCCATCGCGTTTGAGGAACCGATCTATGTTCCGGGTGGGGCGCTGACCGAAGTAACGAGAACACCTGACAGCATTGTACGCCCGTATACTGTCAACGAGACTGTAGACCTTACGGATGGTACGTTCTCCGGGACGCAGATTGTGAGCGGCGCTTTGTGTCTTGCTTATGATGTGTGAGGTGAGATTATGAGTTTTCCCTATGCCTATACATCTCAATGCGCCGAAGTTACGTCGGGCACGAGCTGTACTTGTTCTATAAACGCGGCGGCGGGAGACTGGATTCTCGCCACTGTTTCTACGCGATCAGCCGCAACCTACCCGTCCGGATGGACGCTTTTGCACGAAAGCGGAACGATTGGTAACAGCCAGAAAATGGCGTTCCTGAGCTATCATGCAACGCAGTCCGGGACAGTTACGTTCACGGCATCGCAGACATCTAGCGGCAGAATCTATATCAACCTTATTTCTGTCTCCGGTCTCACCGGGTTTGAGTACAATTCCGGCACGGAAAATAAGTTCACATCGAGCAAAACAAGCCAAACCGTAACGCGCCTGGACACGGAGCACGCTGTGATTTGGGGATGCTCGGCAAATATCTGGAAGACTACAAAACCGTATGGGATTTGGTCGTGCGCTGAGATTTCCACCTCGCCGATTTGCTTGGACACCACCAATGTGCAAGCGCGTCAAGCGAACTTCTTAGACGACGACGCTGGCACTTCCAGGACGTTCGTGGCCCCGGCAAGCACCAACATGATTTTGGATTATGTTTCAGTCCTTGGGCTTGGCTATGTTTCTTCCGGGACTTGGGAGCTTGCCTTTACCGACATTCACTCTGTCACAAGTCTTGCGGACAGCAACATTTCGTGGGACGAAACAACGCCTACGG